AGGAGACACGGGGCAAAGAGGGATCATCACGCGGGAAAAAACGCGAACGATCAATTGAATGCGACTGCGAATTATCAATTGCAATCGACGATTGCGAATGCGATTGCGACTCAATCAACTCGGCCGCGCGACCCTTCGCGATCAACTCGCGCTTGCGTTCGTTGCCGAGTTGCGAACCGTGAGCCACGTTGCAGTGAGCATGCGAGGGGCGGGCGGTGGCGTCCCCCCCACCCTTGCTGCGGGGCACGGTGTGGTCGAGGTGCCATGCCTGGTCCGCGGTGACGGGGGCACCACATCGGGCGCAGGGCACGGGCAGCATCGCCGCCCACATGGCCCGCCTCTTGGTCCATGCCGTGTCCCCATGCTGGGCAGGGCGTCCCGCAACAGGGGTGCCCTGTTTCACCCGGGTGCACCATCGAGCAGCCACTCACGCCACTCGGCATCGCGGTTGTCGATCGCCTCATCCACCTCGCCCGTCCCTGGCAGGGGCACGCTGTACGTATCCGCATCCGAGGTGGCGAGGTAGATGATCGTGGGCCTCACCACGCCGTCGGAGTAGATGGAGCCGGTGTTCACCTGGACGGCATAGCTGCCACCCTCGACGGTCTCGCCCACGGGTGCGCCGACGTACACAACATCCGCATCGGATGACATCGAGCCGCCACGCTGGGTGAGGTTGGCGTCCTTGAACCAGTCCACGCCCTGGGCCACCCGCGCCCGGATGCCGGTCACGAGACCCGGTGCCGCATTGATCGGCATGTCGACCTCCTCGGTCTCGGCGGTCGGTGCGCCGGTCGTGGTGAACATGATCCGGCCGGCGCTCCCGCCCGTGTCACTGGAAGGAGGCACTGAGGCGGGAGCATCCGGACGGTACTGCGACATGAGCCGCTTGGCCGCCAGGCGCATCAGTGCGCGCAGGACCGACTCGGCGATCGAGCCCCGGCCCGAGGTGGCCTGGCCGTAGCACATGCCGCCCCACGTCTCGGACGCCTCGCGCAGCAGCACCTCCTCGATCCACGCCCACTTCGGTGGACTGCACCACGGGTCCGAGACCAGCCAGCGCGTGCCCGATTGCTCGGGGGCGACCGCGATGGTGTGGCCGTACTGCCCGGTTCCCGACGGGCAACCGGCGGGTGCCATCGAGGCCGCCCACACATCGAGGTGCACGAGCCGCCCAGCAACGAGATCGGCCCGTGCGTCGTCGAATGTCTCACCGTCGCGGATACGCAGCGCCTGGCCGTAGGAGGCCCACGCCTCGGCCGCATCGCCCGAGTCGGTGCCGCCCTGCTGGTCCGACTGGCGGGCCCGCATGTCCGCGCCGCTCGAGGTCTGGATGCCCGCGGACTCGTAGTCCAGGCCGCACGCGATCGAGGCCATGCGACAATTCGAGGACTGCAATGGCGAACCGTCTCGTTGCGAGACTGGCGCCGCACGATAGACGGCCACTATGCGCTAACCTGTGCAATATGGCTGAGAACCCCGGGCAGTACCGATCGCAGGGCCCGTGGCAGGAGCGCTACTGGTCCAAGGTCGACAAGGGCGGGCCGGACGATTGCTGGCCGTGGCACGGCACGATCGACGGCAGCGGCTACGGGATGATGGGCTTCGGCACGTTCAAGGCCCCCGTCACCGAACGGGCCCACCGCCTGGCCTACTTCCTCGAGCACGGACCGGTGCGCCCGAAGATGGTCATCGATCACCTGTGCCGCAATCGCGCATGCGTGAACCCGGGCCACATGGAAGTCGTGACCCGGGGCGAGAACGTCCGACGCGGCTTCCCGTACCGCGAGCCGAAGCCCTTCTGCAAGTACGGGCATCCGCGCGAACCGGGTCGCCGCGCCTGCCGCGAATGCCATCGAATCAGAACGCTGGCGGCCTACCACCGCAATCGGGCCGCCACGCGGTAAGTCACGGCCGCGACTCCGGTCGATCGAAGAACTCGCGGCAGGTCGGGCAGGTCGGGCACCACGAGACGAGAGGACGACCGTGGCCTGCGTATCGACCGGGGACGGCACCCTCGGTCGTATGGCCGCGGCCCACCCGATCGAGATGCTCACATGCGGGACAAGGCGGCCCGTAGGGCTTCGACCGAGTCACACGCGCTCGAGGGCCGCGACCCGCTCCTCGAGGTCGGCGATCGCCAGCTCGAGGTCGGGATGCTCGTGCGCGCCGTTGGCCGGGGGGTCGGGATCGACGGGTTCGGGCGGGGTGCCGCCTTCGCCGTAGGAGCCGTGCGCCTCGGCGCCGACGACGCCCAGCTCGGCGAGGCGCGCCGGCCACTGCTCCCACGTCAGGCGGCCACGCCCGTCCGGGCCTGCGTCGTTGCCGATGACGGTGCCGCCATCGGGCCGGTTGTACCGGTTGCCGTCGATGGTCGGCGCGTCTGCGCCGGTGGGCAGCGCAGAACTCCCACCGGCGATGCGGATGATCGCGCGGTCGCTGTCCTGGCGAAGCGAGAACGTGTTGTTGGCGATCGTGGCGCGCTTGATGCTGCCCGCGTACTGGCCCGAGTCGTTGTACAGCGCGACCAGCTCGTTGGTGTCCTCGATCTCGAAGGTGCAGTCGATGAGCTGGCCGCCCTCGAAGTCGCGCAGCAGCACGGTGGGGCTGCGGGGCGGATCCTGATTGCCCATGTTCGAGCTGCCGTGCACGTAGCCGCGGCGGATGATGCCGTTGGTGCCCAGGGGCAGGTCGCCGTTGCGCCCCGTCTCGATGCCGCCCTCGTTGTCCCACGCCGCGAAGTCCTCGATGACGTAGTCGCGGGCCGCGAACACCTCGAACGCGCCGCCGTCGAAGCCGTAGTCCTGCGACGCGGCGTAGTTGTCGTGGGCCGTGAAGCGGCGCGCGATGGTGCCCTCGCAGGCGTACAGCGTGAAGCCCACCGCGCCGGCGTCGGAGCCCTGGCCCCGGTTGTCGAGCATGAGCTGGTGGTGGTGCGCCTCGAAGTCCTGGAGGATCACCCCCTGGCCACCGAGCGGCGCCTTGGAGGCGGTGCCCGATGAGCGGACGAGGACGCCGGTCGCCAGCTCGGTGGTCTCGAAGTTCTGGACGATCACGTCGCGGCAGCCGCGCGCATCGCCGTGGCCGCCGCCCGGGTAGTCGACGAGGTAGAGCCCGATGTCGGAGTTGCCGGCGAAGCGCAGCAGGCGCTCGGGGCCGCCGTCGAGCAGCAGCCCCGAACACCCGGTGAGCTGGAGCGTGCCCTTCCAGTACGCGCCGTCGGTGGGCGCGTTGGGGTTGCCCGGGCCGAACGTGATGCCGCCCTCGGTGGCGTCGATGAAGCCGTCGGTCCACACCTCGAGGGTCAGCAGCGAGCCCGAGGCGCCGGTGTTGGTGAAGCGGACGTACTCGTCGGGATACGCCTTGAGGGTGAAGTTCTTCGGTGAGTAGATGCCGCCGCCCTGGTAGTCCCCGCCGCGGAAGATGATCCGCGAGCCGGGTGCCGCGTTCGACCACTGGCCGAAGCTGTTCCACGGGTTGGCGAGCGAGCCCGAGCCGCCCCCGGCCGCCTTCGAGTCGACGTAGTAGTCAGCCACGGAGCACCTCAACGATCGTCTCGAAGTCTGATGGACGCCAAAGGTATGCCTCGATGCCCGGGCAGCGGGCGAGGTCGTCGAGCCATTCCTGCTGCTGCGGGGTGACCTTGCCCTTCTCGGACTTGAGCTCGGCGAACACGAGGCGGGGCGGCCGGCACAACGCCACGTCCGGCCAGCCCCGCTCGCTCCACTTGCTGAGTTGCGGGTGATACCCCCTCCAGGAGAACAGGGCCGCGAGGTGCAGCACCTGGCGCAGGAACTGCGCTTCGGTGACGACGGGTGCGAGCTGGATCACTGGCGGGCCCACGGGGCGCCGTAGCCCATGCGTGCGGCCCATTCGCGATGCTGCTGCGTGAGCCGGTGCGCCTCGATCTTGGCCTGCACGTCCTTGGGGTTGGCGTAGTCGGCGTTGATCCAGCCACCGCAGGCGCAGCGCTCGATGGTCACGTCGCCGGCACTCACGCGTCGGACCGCACCGAATCGCGGAGGTGGTGCCACTGGTCGAGGACGTAGCCGATGACATCGCGCTGTGTCCGGCCGGGCGCCTCGGCAACCCACCGCGGAAGGTCGGTCGGTCGCGCGTCGAGGATGCCGTAGAGCATCGCCCTCGGACTCGGGCTCACGTCGTCGTCGTCGTGGGGGGTGCCCTGCGGTGGGAAGTGCAGCCCTTTGCCGAACCACGCTCGCTTGAAGGCGTCCCACTCGGGGCCGAAGTCGCTCCAGGCGTCTAACTGCTGCTTCGTCAACCGGGTCGTCCCAGCCGTGGGTGGCTCGCGGAGCGTCGGGAGTACGGCACCGATGTGAGTCATGCCGTTCACTCGCGCGCGCCCAGCCTGAGGCTTAGGTAGACCCTGAGAAGAAACGTCTACTGCGTCGTTGCCTTGCTGCCTTGCTGCCTTGTTGTCTTGTGCCGTAACGCGTGGCGTCACATCGTTACTGCCCGGTGACGGTGGTGTTACGGGCGGAGTTACGGTTGGGTTACGCCGTCCGCGGACCCGGCGCATCCGCTCGGCGACGGTGAGGTCGCCCTCCTGCCAGTGTTCCCAGCCGGGCACGCTGACACTCCCGTCGAGCTCCTGCACCACGTCGCGGCGCTGGTACAGCCGCTCCGTTGCCGCCTTCCCGAACAGCGTCACGAGGACCGCCCGGCTGCGGAAGTGGCCGCGCACGGGCTGCCGGTTGGCGGCGCACAGAAGGCGAACGAAGGCGTCCAGATTGTCTGGGTGCGTCTGGTCGACGTTGGGATCGAGACGCAGGTACGCCTTCGGGAGTTGTCCGCGGATTGCTGGCATGACCCGTGTCCCTCTCGTGCTACCGCGGCCAGGTGCCGTTCTCGGATCGGTGCGGGCCCTTGTGCCCAGGCAGCTCGTCGCAGATGCCCAGCGCCATCGGCGAGGCGTCCTCGTCGCCGCACTGCTCGAGGTCGTCGATGGTGGGCGGCGCGGCCCGCTTCTCCTCGAGCCGCGCTACGCCCATCGACTGGGTGACCTCGTCGTCCTCGTCGGGTGATGGGCCCGCCGGCCGAGAACTGATCGGCGGGCCCACGGTGGCGCGCCGCTCCTGGACGCGCTCGGCCAATGTGCGCGGCGGCTGCTGGGGCGTGCTGACGGCGTCGACGTCCGCCTGGACGGTGGGCAGGTCCCAGCGCTCGTCGACCGTCGGCGCCGAGACGTTGAACGCGCGGCGCAGGGCCATCGACTCGGCGACCTTGACCGCCATCTCGGGCGCGTAGCGGGTATTGCCCCCCTTGACGGGGTAGCGGCCCGAGAACTCGAACGGCCGACTCATGTCCTTGCGGTAGACGCGCGCCGTCGCGAACCAGAACTCGCCGAGTCCAGCGATGGTCTTGACGACGGGCTCGCTGACCTCGATGCCGTCGAGGACCCCGGACCGGTGGGCGATCCAGAGGAGGCCGTCGCGGGTGATGTACGGCCTTCCCTCGACGAGGACCAGGTGCTTCAAGAGCAGGTCGAGCTCGTACTTGTTGGCGATGGCGATGGCGATCTCTCGCTGCTCGGGCGGCACTTTGTCGAGGCCGATCGCGCGCAGCAACGCGGCCTTGCGCCGGTTGTCGTCGACAACCTCGGACGGGATCGCGACTTCGGTCACGACACCGCCTCGTCGCTCGGCACGCGCGCCATCGGCTCCAACGGCTTGAGCCGACCAGAACGGAGGTTCTTGTTGTAGATATCCACGACCACGTTCACCTGGGCCGTAGGCCCAGCGATGCTGGCCGAGCGGCTTTTGCCGGTAGACGCGAGCAAGGCCGTCGTGACCTGCTCGGGCGTGAGCTGGCCCATCATCCTTGCAAGCCGCTCTCTGTCAGCTTTCCGGTAGTGACGCAGGAACGATCCAACAGCGATAAGGATTTCGCGAGTGAAGCGGTCCCTCGTACCCTGAACGGGCCATGCCTCGATGATGGTCGTCAGTGTCCCGTCGAGGGAACCGAGGGCATGGATCGTCTTAAGCGCGCTGATAGAGCCGATCCCGTTCGCGGCATCCTTTGCAACATGGAAGCCGTGCCTCCGGACCGTCTCGTCGATCTCGAGCGCCTCGACGTAGCCGGCGCGGAGCTCGCCCTTGAAAAGCTGCATGGGCGTCAACGAGCGCCGGTCCTTGTTGATACGGACGAAGAGATCAGCCTCGGTCGGTACATCCTCGACATCGAGGAACACCGCTGGAAGCCAAACGACGCCAGCAATCCTGGCCGCCATGACGCGCTGCTGACCATCGAGGATCACGCGTCGGTCGCCCCGATCGGAGACGATGACCGCGCCGGCCTTCTGATCGTCCCAGCGACCGGCCATGTCATTGATACGGCGCTGCTGCTCGTCGCGCTGGTACGAGCGGTCGACGACGATGCTGTCTGCCCGCACGAATCCGACGCGGATCGGCAGTCCTGCCGGATGATTGACAATCGAAGCGCGGGTCAGCGGTGGGCGCTCCTTGGATAGCGGACCACGAACGTCTGGTGTAGTACCGATCGTCATTCCGAACCTCCCTCGACCACGACGCGGAACGGCCGGAAGCCAGCCCTGACCGTCGTGGCAATCCCGACGAGCGCATCGCGCTCCGTCTCGGGCAGTTGTCGCAGCAATCCATCCGCAACGGATTTCCAGTCCACCTCCTCGCGGTCCTTGGTCCGCCTCCAGTACACCTTCCAGCCGGGGCCGACGAGGGTCGAGGCGGTCGCCATGGACGCCTTGATGAGGCCCTCGAGCCGCTCCTCGTCGGCCTCCAGCGCCTTGCGCCGGCCGCGCACGTCGATGAGCGTGGTGACCGCGTCGATGGTCGCGAGGTCGGCGTGCATCTCGGATCCGTCGTCGGACGGGTAGCGGCGCTTGAGCGAATCGGACGTCTCGGCGAACGGGCCGCCGGACGCAAGGCGCCCGCGGAAGTCGGCCGCGATGTCGAGCAGGCCCTCGAACAGGGCGTCGTCGTAGGCCACCTCGAACACCTCGAGGCGGGATCCGCCCAGCAGCGCGGCCACGTCGGCGCGCTTGCGACCGGTGCAGCCGAGGGCCCATTGCACCTGGGCTTCCACGTCCTGCGGCAGCCCGTCGGACCAGCGCCGCGCGAGGCTCCACTTGGCCTCCACCAGCCACGGCCGCCCGACCACGGTGTAGTCGGGCGATGCGACCGCCCACTCGATGCTGGGATGGCGGGCGAGGGTGTGGACGCGCCGCAGCCGCTCGCCGGTCTGGTGTTCGTACTCCTCGCGGATGAGCGGCTCGAGCGCGAGCCCGATCCGCATCGGCAGGGTCTGGTCGACGGGTTCGATCCAGCCCAGCTTCTCGGCCGCGAGGTCCCACTCGGACTTGTACGGACTCAGGCCGAGCAGGACGCCGATGTCGGTGGAGGACACCGCTTCGCGGCGGGCCCGGTGCCAGGCGGGGGTGCCCTGTCGGATCACCGTGGCGCCCGGGTCCCGGCCCGAAGTCCGGCTCGCCCTGCGGAGTCCTGTCTGCCGACCACCGGGATGGCGGGCTCGAGGGCCGGACGGCCGGGATGATCGGGCCGGGGCCGGGGAGCCGTCACGGCTCGATGTCCCGGTGAAGCTCGGACAGCTCGACGACGCGCCTGGCGAAGGCCAGCTCGGCGGTCGAGCACGCGGTCGCCTGGCGCATCGTGCCGTGGGTGTGACCGCACTTCGCGACAAGCACGGGCCCCGTGTCCCGGCGCATTTCGAAGATCGCGCCCACCCACGCCGAGTCCTCGGGGACGAAGGTCGGGACGAGCTCGCCGTCCGCGACATTCATGCCGCACGCTCGATCCGAGCGGCCGTCCGACGACCTGGACGCCAGCCCGCGCGAATCCGGCAGGCGTGGCTGTAGCTGATCCCGTAGTCGAGGACCGCGCCCCAGACGTCGCCGCGGTCCCGCTTGATGCGGGCGGCGATCAGCTCAGCGGGATAGCGCCGCCGGCGCGGGTTGAGCTCGAGGAAGCGTGCGACGGTGTGGGTGAGGCGGCCGCCGGCGCCGACAGGCGCAGTCGGCACACTCCGGATTCGCGCCGGGGCCCGGTCATGGTTCTGGGCAACTTCCGATAACGAAAGACTTGGGCCGCACGGATCGCTGGTTATGTCTGGCGACATCTGCTTCAAGTAACCTCTCCAAGTGGGTGTGACAACCCGATCCTAGCGTGTGCGTAACCTCCGCGCTAGGCATCCTCGAAGGCCCGCCGTTCGTCCTCGTCCGGCGGGTCTTCGTGTGTCCGGTGCACGCATGCAACAGTCGGAGCGATTAGGCCTGCTACCCTCCGCCGACCCGCTGCCGGAGACGATGGACATGCTTCCGGGGCGTGACTTCCGAGGAGCCAGCGATGGCAGACACAAAGCACAGCTCGCCGCGACTCGTCCTGAAGATCACGGACGAAGCGTATGACCGGGCAGTTCAATCCAGTTCCGGCGGCTGTCTGATCGCCGACGCGATTCGCAACCAGTACCCGCGGTTCACCAAGATCGTCGTCGACATGGCCACGGTGCGGGTGACCGATCGCAAGGCTGGTCTCCGCTACACGTATTTGACGCCCGAACCGGCCCAGCAATCCCTGCTGCATTTCGACCAGGGCTGGGTCAAGCCGTTCGATGAAGTTCGTCTCAAGCGAGCCGTCAAGATCCTTCCCGTGAGACGGGCACGAACCGGCCCGGCGTCCATTGCGGGCGTGGCTGAACGTCGCGCCGCGCGAATTACGGAACTCGAGGCGAAGGAAGCCGCGGGAGTACTGAGCAGAGGCGAGAAGATCGCGCTGACGAGGTCGCGCAATCCCAAGCCTGCCCCTGAACGCCCGACCAGCAACGGCGCAATGGATATCAAGGTCGTGGAGGGTGGATCGAGCCACGGTGCCGTGATCTTTGGCGGTCGCGCACTCCCGCAGGGCACGCCTCATCCCAACCTGCTTCGCAGCCAGAACCGCCACTTCGGCGCGAAGACCGCGCGCCCGGGACTGGCGTGGGAGAAGGCCGTCGCGGAGGCAGCCGAAATCTCAGCCGAGGCGATGATCGCCGAGCGTTTCGGGACGCCTCCGACCGAGTAGTCGTTGCAGCAGCGAGCCCGGGTCGGACTTCCGATCACGACCCGGGCTCGCCCTCACCTTATCCGCTAGGTCCGGTCCCAGAGGACCGCGAGCGCCAGCGCGAGGATCGCCCACGCGATGAGGTCCTGGCCCTTGGTCCGCGTCAGCTCGATCGCCGCGAACATGCCCGCGATGACGACCAGCGCGAGCAGGACGACGAGTTCGGGCACCTCTGGCGGGATCACGGCACCGTGTACTTGACCCGCAAGCGCGGGAAGTCGAGGTAGAGGTCCTCGAACACCGACGTCGACGCGGGCGCGGTGCCGACGGTGGTGCGGCTCGACACGAGCAGGAGCTGCGTCTCGCCACCCTTGACGATCGCGCCCGCGAGCCCCGAGCCCGCGTCCTCCCAGGTGGCGAACGAATCCTTGATGGCGCGCGCCGTGTTGATCGTGGCGCGCAGCGGCAGGGCTGCGAGACCGGCGCCCGGGCGGTAGTCGGCGGCCACGAGCGTCGGCCGCCAGGCGTAGCCCGAGCGGACCTCGACGTCGAAGTGGGTCCACTCGGCCGGCGGCGGGGTGAGCCCGTTCCAGTGGGGATGGACCATCGCGGCGAACTCGGCCGACAGGATCGTGGCGCCGGCCGGGATCGCGCTGGTGTCGAACCAGAGGAACGTCTCCCGGATCTCCCAGACGGGCCCGCCCCCGAACGTCTGGCCGATCAGGTACTGCGGCGCCCCGCCGACCGGGACCGTCGCCGTCACGGTGCCGGCGCCCGACCGCGCCTGCGCATACGAGATCGTGTGCGAGGACGTGATGTAGCCCGAGCCGGTGCCGACCATGCGGTGCACAGTGGGCACCGGCACGAAGATGTCCTCGGTGACGACGTCGACCTCGATCGACCCTGGCGCGACGCTGACCCGCTGGCCGAGGACCTGCACGACCTTGTCGGGATCTCCGAGCGTGCTCGTCACCGTCCAGCGCGCCCCGAACTCGGCGCACACGATCTGCTTCACCTCGTCGTCGACGGGGACGATCGTGCCCAGCATCGTGAGCACCGGCGGCGGGTCGAGCGCGTCGAGGATCGTCTGCGCCCAGAGGTCCCACGGCAGCGCCGCGGGCAGACCCGGATACGCGAGCGCGAGGAACTCGTAGCTCGTCGTCACCGAGCGGTACTCGTCGGGCGGTAGCTGGTGGCCGAACACGCCGTAGCCGCCCGAGATCACGACGCGGTTGCGGACGCGGCCGAGGCCCATCACCCGCCACATGTCGGTCAGGCCCACGCCGCCACAGTTGATGACCGCGGACGACGCCGGCGGGGTCGCGGGCCCGTCGCGGTCGTACCAGCCGATGCCGCCGTTGCGCAGCGGGAACAGCCGGCCCAGCTCGGCGAAGCGGATGCGGTTCAGCCCGTCGAGCACGCTGCCCTCGACGAAGTGGTTGCCGCGCTCCACGCCCGAGGTGCCGTCCGGGAAGTACCGCTTGCCGACCGGCCACTCCACGAAGTCGAGGAGGTACTGCGCCTGGCCCGCCGATGTCGTCGAGACCGGCGCCATCGTGAACCGCTCGGGCAGCGCGCGGACGCTCAACATTCCGATGGGGTCGAGGCCGTTGAGGTCCGCGATCCCCGACGCGCGGTCCCAGCCCCACGTCTGGAGCACGCCCGTCCAGGCCGGCGAGCCATCGACGGTGACGCGCATCCCGAGGCCGACCTTGAGCGCGCCCAGCAGCGGGCTGTCGGGGTTGTCGGGGTCGTAGGCGCGCCCGGGGTCCCACAGCGACACCCTCAAGGTGCCGCCCTCGCATTCGGTCAGCGGGCCCAGCGCCTCGGGTGCGCCCCACGACCACTCCGCGGTCGTGGTGCTACATGTGATGTCGACCCACGCGCCCGAGAGGAACAGCTCGATCGTGATGTCGGCGCCCCGGATGGTGGCGGTCACGCCGTGCTCCGGTCCAGCCCTCGCGTGAACGGCCCGCTGCCGCCGTTGCTGCGCGCCCAGCGGCGGACGGCGCGCATGACCTCGCCCGGGTCCGCCGAGGTGACGTTGACGTTGACGTTGGTGACGCTACCCGCCAGCGGGCCCATCGCCCGGGCGGAGCGCCCCGCAAACCCTGCCACCACGGGCGCGGGTGCCACTGGCGGCACGACCGACCACGGCGTGATCTGGTCGAGCGCGCCCTCCACCGCGTTCTTGGCGTTGGTCGCGATGTCGATCATGTTGCCGACCCAGTCGATGACGCTCTTTACGCCGTCGATGACCTTGCCGACCCACTCCATGACCTGCTTGAGGGCGGCGATCAGGATCTTGATCCCCTCGACCGCGAGGTGGATCGCGGGCTTCAGGAGCGGCAACACCGCCTTGATCAGCTCGCCGAGGAGTTCGACGATGGGCCCGATCAGGGGCATCAGCTCATCCATGATGGGGAGGAAGGCACCACCTATTTCCTCGCCCAATTCCCCGAACGCATCGCTGCCGCGCTTCTGCATCCCCTCGGCGCTGGCCGCGTAGTCGTCGGCCGCACCGGCCGAGAGCTTGGTGGCCTCGGTGAGGGTGGCGGCCGCGTTCTCCTGCTTCGCCATGCCGGGAAACAATTTGCGTAACGCGGCGTCCTGACCTGCCGTCGCCTTAGCGACTGCATCAGCTGCCTGGGCTAACGGGACTCCCGCCGCCCGGGCGATGTCCTGCGCCTGGGCAAGGAGCGCGTTCGCCTGCGCGGCGTCGCCGGTCGCCGTGATGAGCGAGGTCAGCCCTTCGCGGACCTCGGAGTCCGAGAACGCCTTCTCCGCGCCGGCGTCGATCGCCAGCTCGGTCGCGGCCGTCGCCTCCGCGATCCCGATGCCCACGTTCTCGTAGGCGGTCATCAGCTTCTCTTGCTCGGCACGGTCCTCGGCCGCGGCCTTGGTCAGGTCCGCGATGACGACGGCGGCGCCCACCGCGGCACCGGCGAGGGCCGCGGGCCCGAGCATGCTGGTGACGCCGCCGAGCGAGCCCATGAGGCCCTTGCTCTTGCCGTCGAGGCCGTCGATGCCCTCGCCGGTCTTGGCGAGCCCGCCGACCGCGTCGGTGGCGTCGGCGATGATCTTGATCGCGAGGATCGCCGAGCCGGCCATCCGTCAGTCCCGCGAGTGGAGGCGGTCGAGGACCTCGAGCGCGGTCGCGATGGTCGCCTCGTCCTCGTCCCACCACGCAGACGGCGGGGTGTGGGTCACGACCGCGATCTCGACGATCATGCGGGCCCAGGATCCTCGAGGGTAGGGCCCACGCCGTTCGCTCCGGCCTCCCGGTCCACCACGACGTACTCGCACATCCGGTCGGAGAACTCCTCCCACGTCACCGACTCGGCGATCTCGCCCTCGCGCCGCAGCGCCGACCAGGCGTAGAAGGTCGCCGCGAAGTTGTGCGCATCGCTCGCCGCGGGCCAGCCGTGCTTCGCCCGGGTCCGATCCCAGCGCAGGTAGTCGGTGTTGAGGATGCGCGCCTCGAGGACGCGCCCATCCGAGAGTTGGACCCGCGCGACGAGCCTCGGGAACTCGATCTCAGGCACCGTGCACCTTGTCGATCAACTCCTCGACGCGCGCCTCGTACACCAGGCGCCATTCGCCCTCGGTGTCGTGGGCGGCGGGCACGAGGAACGGCTGGGCCGGGATGTTGCGGCGCGGCCAGCCGTACTCCTGGACGCCGGCGTAGGGGACCTTCGCGCCGCCGGCGCGGACGGTCGCGGCCGCCTTGGCACCCGAGCCGCGGATGGAACCCGCCAGCCTGCCCGTGCGCAGCGGGGCGTAGGACGGCGCAGCTGCGGCCACGATGCCCGCAGCGGCGGCGTGGGCGGCCTGCAGATCCTTGAGCCCGTCCTCGACGTTCTTGAGGCTCTTGCGGAGTTCCTTGCCGCCCTCGACCTCGACGCCGACGTTGGGCACTACGCGGCCTTCTTGCGGCTCGTGCCCTCGTCGGCCGCGAACCCCGTCGCCGTCGCCGTCTCGAGGATCGGGTCGCCCACGATCGCCCACTCGAAGTCCGACGTCATGTTCTGGCCGACCTCGTCGCCACCGACACTGATGGGGTCGACGATGAGGTTGCCGGTCACCTGCTTCACGCCCGTGGTCTGCGAGGGCTGGAACACGAACGGGTAGGTCGTGCCCTTGTTGGTCCACGAGAACTCGACGATGCCGGCCGTCGTGCCGAGGTCGTTGAAGATTGTCGCGGTGAGGGTGGCGCTGTAGGTGCGCGCTCCGGGCACCTCGTCGCCGCAGAGGACTTGCACGGCATCCTCTGCGTCGGCGCTCCACTCAACTCGGGCAGCCGTGACCTGGCAGGTGAAGTCGACCTCGGTGCCGGTCGAGCCGACCGATAGCGTCCCCGGGCCGAGCTTGTTGACGATGGCGGGCATGGGTTCCTCCTCAGTCGAACGCGGAGTAGCGGAGCACCGGGATGGTGTTGTCGGGGCCCATGACGAGCTGGAAGGGCTCCCAGCGTTCGACGGTGAGGCCGGTGGAGTGGATCGCCTGGGCGAGCGGCACGACCAGCGGATCGGCGGCGTCGGCGGGCGCGTTCATGTCGCCGTTGGGCAGGACGACGTAGACGTACCAGTTGACCTGGAACACGTCGCAGCCGCCCTGGACGACGCTGTCGCGCCAGACCGGCCACGCCTGCCCTGCGCCCTTGGTGGGCGGCTCGAGCGGCTCGCCCGTGACACCCGGCACGGTCGAGAGAGCGGCTGCGATCTGGCTGCGGGTGACCACGGTCAGGCGTCCTGCTCCACGGTCTCGGTAGTGGTGGTCTCGGTCTCGACTTCGACGGGCTCGGTCTCAGTCGTCTCGGTCGTGACCTCGACCGCGGCCTCGGGCGTGCTGCTGGTCTCGGTCTCGGTCTCGCGCTTCACGGTCATGGGTCCTCCTATGCGACGACGGGGCTGACGTAGGCGGCCTCGAGCCGCTCGACCTCGGCGTCCCAGCGGCTGAGCCGCACGGTGCCGTACTCGGCATCGGCCGCGAGGATGCCCAGGGGGATGTTCTTGGCCGCGGCGTTGCGGGCGCAGCGGCGGTAGAAGGCGGCGAGGGCGTCGGCCGGCAGCTCGCCCGCGCCCCAGTCGAGGCGCGCCTGGTGGGTCTGCTCGGCGGCCGCGATGACCTCGAGCTCGGGGTCGGGCAGGATCGTGGCGGGGACCTTGAGCCAGGTGCGGATGTCGGCGAGGGCGGGGTAGCCGGAACCCGGGTAGTAGGTCATGACACCTCCGAGGCGTCGATATCGTCGTAGAACCCGATCACCTGGCGGATGACGCCGTTCATCTGCTTGGTGAGTTCCTCGATCTGCTTGGTCTGCTGCGCCGCAGTCGGCGGATCGAGTTGCGCGTAGTTCTTGTTCTTGGCGATCGCTTTCTCGGCCTGGGCGCGCAGCTCGTCGATGTTCTGGCTGGTCTCCCATTGCTCGTGAGCCGCGGTCTCCTCGGGCGTGGCGGGGCGCTGTTCGTCCATGACCAGGTCGGGCCCGTAGTGGCGGAACTCGACCGCGTCCGCGATGCGCTCCAGCTCCACGCGCTCAACCAGGGCGTCATCGATGCCGAACGAGTCAACGCGCTGGACGGTCTCGCTCACGTCGGTGCGACCCTGCGCACGAGGAGGCCCGACTGGAAGACCTCCGTGGTGTACGCGATGCCGGACCACGGGATGCCCGTCCCCGACGCCGGGAACGGCGCGTACGTGAACGGCCGGTACCACTCGAAGGCGGACGGGTTCGTGCCGACGCTGGGGCCGATGCCGACGCCGCTCATCCCGGCCCCATCGGTCTTGATCAGCCGGATGTTGCAGCTGATGTTCGACACGATCACGCCGATCAACCGGCCCGCCGGGAGCGTGACCGACACCGCCTTGGTCTTGAGCCCGGTGGTCGATGCATCGACCGTGCCCGCGTCGAGGAACAGCGTCGAGGGCTGCCAGTTCGTGTCGGCGTTGTAGATGCCCAGGCGCGGCAACGCGCCCGCCGCCGCCGTCGTGACCTCGACGCCCAGTTGGTCGATCGGGTAGGGCACCTCGACGAACCACGGGAAGTAGAAGAGGTAGTTGAGGGTCATCTCGCGCGTGGACGTGCCCCGAACCTGGTTGCCCGGGATGTACCACCACGCCGACGCCATGCCATGAATGCGCCCGGGTTCGATCGCCCCGCCCCCGGACCCTGCCGGACCCTCGGGACCGGTCGGGCCCGTGGCCCCGGTGTCGCCCTTGGGGCCCTGCGGCCCCTGGATGCCCTGCGGGCCCTGCGAACCGGTGGCACCCGCTGGACCCTGCGCTCCGGGCGCGCCATCGTCGCCGTCCGCGCCGGCTGGCCCGGGATCGCCCGTCGGCCCCGGCGGCCCGGGCACGGTGGAGGCCGCGCCCGTCGCGCCGGTCGGCCCCTGGGGGCCCTGTGGTCCCTGCGCCCCCGCTGCGCCCGGGGGTCCGGGGACGGTGGAGTCGGCGCCTGGCGGACCCTCCGGACCCGCGGGGCCCTGCGGCCCGGGCGGGCCGCCGGCCTGCTGGACGTCGAGGTACACCGGCGGCACCTCGAGGACAACGTCCACGAACGTGGTCACGGCGTGACGTCGTCCTGGACGGTCACCGGGCCCGCGAGGATGGTGTAGACGCGGCCGTCGGCGTAGGTGAGCTGGAGGTCCCAGCGGCTGGGGTTGACGACGCCGTCCCACGACGCGGCGGCGAGGTCGAGGTCGATGAGGTTGGGCAGCGTGACCGCGCAGTCGATCGCGATCACGCCGCCGATGTCGCCCGCGATCGCGGCGGCTGCCGTCACGCCGGTGAGGTCCGCGGGCTGGGTGTGGTCAGCGTCCGACCAGGCGCGGACCTGCCACGAGTAGGAGTCACCCCGGTAGAGGCGAAGGGGCAGCGTGCCGGGGTGACCAGCCACGTCAGGCCGCCGCGGTCTCGGCGAGCGCCAGCGGGTCGGTGATGGCCGACTTGTAGCGACCCTCGGCGAGGATCACGAGGATGTTGCTCACGAAGAACGAAGCGTGGGAGTCGGTCACGAAGACGTCCGCGACCCCCCTATCGAAGAGGGTCACGCCCTCCTTGAAGTCGCCCACGATCGCCACGCCCGCGGTCAGTCCGGGGACGGCGACGGGGGTCAGGCCCCAGAACTTGTCAGATCGCTCGGCGCCCTTCGCGCCCGCGACCGCAACGCTGATGTCGACGGCCGCGAAGTCGGCCGGATTGAGCAGGACGGCGTTGGGGTTGTAGCCATTCGCCTCGACGACGCCGATGCCCTTGCGGATCGCCTTGCTCATGTCGGCGTCGACCGCCGAGGTGAGCGTCGCGCCGTTGAGCAGCGTGACGAGGTCGGCCTGGATCTTGCGGGCGAGGCCGTTGCGGAGCTTGCCCTCGATGAGGCTGCGCATGTAGGGCGCGTCGGCGAGCGCCTGGCGGGTGATCTGCACCCAGTGCGCGATCGTGTCGAGGGTCGCGGTCTTGGGGGTCACCGTAAGGGTGGCTTCCGGCTTGGCCGTGCCTTCCGCGACCACCGCGGCCACGGGGTCGGCGCCGACCTCGACCCACTCCACGACGCCCGAGGACACGCTGACGTGGTTGACCACGTTGAGCAGCGGCATGGGCGGCTGGTGGATCTCGTTGGACCAGACGAACGGCTGGATGCCCAGCGCGGCCGTCGTGATGAGGGCCCGCTGCTCGAGGACGAGGAAGTCGGGCACCGTGACCGCGGGCATCTGGCCGCGTCCGGGATACGACTGCCATTGCGTCGACTCGGTGACGAGCTGGCCGGCAGAGCGCTGCTCCTGGACCCGGCCGGGGCCGCTGGTCGTGGCAACGCGGGAGTCGGCGCGCTCGCGGTTGGCCTCGATGCTGGCCTGGAGCTCGGCGAAGGCGCGAGCCGACTTGTTCTGCGCATCGAACTCGCGGAGCTGGTCGTCGATCTGGACGCAGCGCTCCTGGAGGCGGGTGATCTCGGACCGTTCGAGGTCGGTCGGGTCACGCTCTTCGGCCGCGGCGCGGTCGCGCAGGCCGGTCATCACGCCTGTGATTGAGGTCCTCTCGTCGAGGAGCCTGTCCAAGAACTGCACTGGATTCACCCTCCGGTCAGACACGTTGACACACCGGTCCGGTGGTTCCGTGTGCTGAGGGCTCGGGCGAGTCGGCTGCAGCCGAGTGTTTCCGTGCCGGGCGGGGCGGGCGAGCGGACTACGTCCGCGACTGTACTACGCCATTCGTCCTATTGCACCTAGTCTCTACGCGCGGGTAGAGTGTGGTTGTCACCCCCACGCGAGGACACCACGATGACCCCATCCATCTGCCGACGCTGCCGACGACCCTACGGCCCCCGGTCGTGCCGCCCCTCCCCCAACGTCTACGCCCAGGGCGAGGAGGAGTTCGACTGGCTGTCCGAGGAGGAGCGCAACCTTCCCTGCGGTGACTGCGGCGTCGAGCGGGGCGGCACTCACCACGCCTTCTGCGACATGGCCTTCTGCAAGCCGCACGACCTGCAACTGCTCATGATGGCGTGCACCTGCACGGAGACGAAGGCCGGCCGCGTGGCCGTCTCGTGACCCTCATCGAAGCCGCCGCGCTCCTCGGCCTCGACCCCGCGACCCTGCGTCAGCAGATCGCCAACGGCCGGCTCAAGGCCCGCAAGATCGGCCGCGACTGGCACGTCACGCCCCGCGAGGTTGAGCGCTATCGCGCGGAGTCCAGGCGCGGCTGATGCCCGCTCCTCGCCCTGACGGCCTTTGCTACAAGGGTTTCCATGACCTGACCGTGCCCGATGCGCGGCAGGGTGGTTCTTGCCGACAATGCCGTTCGATCGCTCGGCGGCAGCGACGTGCAGCGAATCCTGAGCCTCACCGTGCTGAATCCCGAGCATGGATACAGGCCAATCCCGAGCGTCATCGTGAGACGCAGCGCAGGAACTATCGCCGGCGGATGCTGACCGATCCGGAAGGCGAGCGGGCCAAGGCGCGTGTCAGCCGTGAGGTGAATCGAGAGGCGCGCAACGAACGTGAGCGTCTGCGACTCGCGACCGATCCCGAATACGCGGAGCGTGTGCGAAACCGTCAGCGAAAGTACCGCGCGGCGCACCGAGAGGCGATCATCGCCCGCGAACGTGCACGCCTGAACCAGGTCCTAGAGACGAACCCCGAACACTACCGAGCGCAGAAGCGGCGCTGGGCGCACCGTCGGCGCGCATTCCAGCTCGCCAACGGAACCTACAGCGTCACCAATCGTGATCTCCATCGGTTGAAGGTCCGTCAGGGCGGACGCTGCGCGATGTCGGGCTGTGAGGGGCCCGCCGAGCACCTCGACCATCGCCAGCCCGTATCACGCAAGGGCCGGTACGCGATCGGGAATCTCGACTACCTCTGCCAGTACCACAACCAGAGCAAGGGCCCTCGGCTGCTCGTCGAGTTCCGTTTTGGGCGACCTGCAAGGACCGCCTAGCGCCGGCGGTACTGGTACAGGTCGGGCAGCGGCGTCCGGTTGACGTCCGGGACCGGGTGCGCTGCGAGCCACGCGGTGAGGTCCGCGGCTCGGAGGCTGGGCGCCCTGACCTCCAACACTCGGGCGGAGTCGTACGCCCCGAGCGGCAGGATGCTCACTTCGTGGATCTCGGCCTCCTGGATCTCGCGGGCGCCGTCTTCGCCGCGCCGCGACTTGATCGCACGGAAGCCGATCGAGAACGAGTCGAGCATGCCCTCGGTGATCTCGGTCAGCGCAGCATCGCCGGCGGGCGTCTTCGCGATCTGCCACTCGGTGTACAGGCCGTCCGGATGGCGCGCGTCGATCTTGACCGGCCTTCCGATGGCGGTCGTGTGGTCGTGACTCCTGAACAGCTTCAGGCGGGTCCCCTTCGCACTGACGGACCGGTTCAACGAGCCCGGCATGAATCGCTCGCCGCCCGGAGTGCCCGCGACGTAGCTCGTCTCGGGGGCCCACGGGATCGCGATTCCCCCGACGATCCTGTTGTCGGCGTTGAGCTCGCGCCACTCGATCGGGAATGTCGCCTTGAGCGCGGTCGTCTCGGTCATGCCGTCACCTCGGGAGTCGGAACAGTCTCGATCGGTGGCAGGTCCTCGGTGGCGCGGACCTCCTCGGGCAGTTTCCAGCCCGCCTCGATGGCGAGCTTGTGCGCTTCGTAGCGGTCCTTGGTCGTCCCGCGCAGCAGGGCGTCGACGGTGACCTTGAGCTCGACCCCACGCGGGAACTGCGCGTCGAGCACGGCCTCGATGCGGCTCGTCCAGGGCAGCAGCGTGAACATCACGAGGTCCTGGCGCCGGGTCTCGAGGTTGGCGTAGGTGTTCGACGGGTCTGAGGCTCCGATGAAGTACCCGGGAACCCCGAAGGCGTTGCTGATTTCGTTGAGGTTGGCCTGCGCCGCCTCCTTGAGTGCCGCGTCGACCGGCGACCAGGTCAGCGGCTGGAAGTCGGTGGTCGCGTTGAGCACGGCGACCCGGCGGTTGCCGTTGCCGTGCTTGGCGTCCCACTTGGACGACAGCTCGTCGGCCTTCTCCTGGGTGAGCCCGTCCTTGTTGACCTTGAGGTAGCCCGACGGAACGCCCGCGAAGTACACCGAGTGCGCGTAGTCCTTGATCGTGAGCGTGTAGCCGAGCTCGGCCGCGAAGCGCTGGAACGCACCCATGCCGCGGCCGTCGGTGATGGGCCCGGGCCCGCGCAGGTGGATGACATCCGTCGCCGGGAGCATCCGCTCGCCGACGAAGTACGCGCCGTTGCGGAACTGCCAGTCAAAGGGGTGGATCAGCCACATCGGCGGCTTCGGCGCGCCCGCGCTGTCGCGGTTACTCGCAAGGACCAGCCCGTCGCCCCACCAGAGCGCGTCGGTCAACCAATTCGACCAGAAGTCGACGTGCGACAAGCGCACGTCGGGCACCGCCGCGGGGTCGAGGACCCGGCCGTCGAGGCGCAGCGCCTGGGGGTCGGCGATCCAGTCGGGCGTCGCGAGCTGCTCGCGGCCGCGGTAGACCTTCCAGGGCATGCCCGCGAGGGAGTCCACGATGATCGCCGTGCAGCGCGCCACGGCCGGGATGCTGGCGAGGTTCGAGCCCTCGAACGAGCCCGGGATCGGGTTGCCGATCGTGAACGGGCCGTTGATGCCCTGCGGCGTGCGCCACAACCAGGGCTGCTCGACTTCCCAGCCGTCGGGGTAGTTGTGGAGGACGTCCCGGACCGGGCCCGTGGCCGTCAGGATCGTGGAGCTGATCCGGCGTGTCTCGAGTGCCTGCCGGATGTCGGTGAGGAACCCCACCGACTCAGGACTTGGACGACTTCGACGCCGTCTGCGGTTCGACTTCCGGCTTGAACACGATCGGCTCGCCCGACACGACGCCGTCGACCTCGACGCCCGTGATCGGCTCGAACCGCGCGATGCGCCGCGCGGCCACCGCCGTCGCCGGAACGCTGCGACCCCGGATGCTGATCCGCGGCGCCGCGCGGCTGGTGAACTGACCTAGTGCGTTGCGCGCCATCGCCCCACCTCGTTGCTGACGGTACGCGCGAACTATGCACTCTGCGTATGCAGCTTGCATACCCGCGTCAGAAGATCGCGGGCTCTTCCTCCGGGACGGGCAGCCGCGCGAGGACGGCGAGCGCCCACGCCGCGGCGCGCAGGAGGTCGGTGCGCTGCGGGCCCGGTGCGACCTGGAGACCGCCGGCGCGGGACTCGACCACGCGGCAGGACTCGACCTGGCCGGCGAGCTCCGCGCCGCCGTCGTGCGCGAGACGATTCGCCGCCACGAGCTCGCGCAGCAACGGCAGCGCGACCCGAGTATCGGACTGGCCTGCCTTCTCGCGCTGATCGACGGGGATCGCGGCGACATCAGGATCGTTCTCGAGGCTGGCACCGAAGACGAGCGTGCTGCCATCGTGTGCCTCGGCAAGGCTGGTCAGCCACGCAGCCGCCTCGGAGCGGCGGCTCGTGATCTTCCCCCAGACGAAGAGGCGACCATCGCTCAGACGGCCGGTCGCGCAAGCGGCGGCGCCTTGGCCGAACCAATCTTCGAGGCCCAGGACCAACGGCCCGCTGGGCAGCGCGGCGAGGTCGGCGAGTCCGGCCCACGCGCCCTCGTCGAGGAGCGGCTGGCCGCGGCCGTCGGAGGCCACGATCCGCGGCGGCCAGATGTTGAGCCACTGCGAACGGAAGCTCGCCAGCGGATCCGGCTCGTCGGGGTCGACGCTGGGTGCGCCGGCGACGGCACGGCGGTGCTGCGCCTCGACCAGGCGCTCGCGCCGGTCGGACCAGTGCGGTGACGCCATGCGCCATGCGGCCCGGTCGTCGATGTCCGCGCCGGCTGGGGCCGACCACTCCAGGAGCAGCGTGTCGCGCGGGTCCTGGAGCTGCTCGATGGCGGTGGCGCGCCGCGACTGCATCAGCCCGGTCGCGAAGCGGTGCGCGGTGGAGACGAGGACGATCTGGCTGCTGACGCGCTCGGCCATCGTGGGCTCGAGGCCGTCCTCGACCACCTCGGGGCTGACGCCCCACGCCTCATCGACGACGGCCATGCTCGCCGAGTAGCCGTAGATGGACCCGCGGCCCCGGATCATCCAGCGGCCGCCGTCGGGTGACTCGATCTCCTCCTGGCCGTTCTGCTCGCGGACGCTGTAGCCGTCGTCCTTGAGGCGGTGTGCCCACGCTCGGGCGCTGCGCTGGACCTCCTTCGCCACCGGCAGGTCCTTGGCGGTGTGGAGCACCAACTGCGGCTCGCCGAAGCGCTCGGACTGGTGGATGCGCCACAGCATCAGCTCGCGCAGCGCCCACGACTTGCCGAGCTGGCGGCTGAGGCTCCACAAGGCGAACGGAAACACCAGTCCGAGGTCGCCGTACTCGAGCGTCCGCAGGAACACGAGGCGCTGCCACCATCGCAACGACTTGCCGAGGCGCTTCTCGGACCACGCGATCGCCTCGGCGCCGTAACTGCCCACTGCGGCGGGGTGGGGGAGCGTCATGAGGCGCGGCCAGGTCGCGGAATCGGGCACTTCGCGGCACCCGTCGAGCCAGTCGGCGCGATCCCAGGCGAGATCGTCGGGACCCGGGGTGAACGCGCCGGCATCGGCGGGGACTGCTGGGGTCGGGGCATTCGCGGGGGTATTTGCGACGAAGACACGGGCTCTTTCTTCTC